CAGCAGTTTGGTTCTTGATTGCGATGGACACATCTTCCCCTGAAACAATTGATTGGAATTCAGCCTGCTCTAGGGCGAGATCACCCTTCACCTCAGGGGCTATAAACATGAAGGAATCCTTAATCGCAGACAGACCAAACTTCTTTTCGATGTTGTTTGAAAGTGTTCCAACATCTTCAGATTCGTAGAACTTTTTGAAAACCTTTGTGATTAGAGTGGATTTACCCGAACGTGCAATACCCTTGAAGAATGGGATCACCTGCCATCCATCCAGTTCACCAATATCGAAGCATAGTCGTCCACCCATGACGTACGCCCAATTGCACACCTCATCTTCAAACTTCTGATACTTTAGAACAGAGTCAAAATAGGGGGTAGGAATGTCTTTCCAGTTTTCCACATGAGAAAAGTCATCAAATTGCTTATCAAAATATTTACATGCGATGATACTTGGGTCAAGGCATGCATATTTATCACTTTTATAAGGGTAAAACCTGCACTCATACGCACCTCTTTCGGGGATCCATTCTTTACCCACAAACACACCGTTTTTGAAAGCCCATACATGACGACGCTTCTTGATCTCTGGGAATTGTGCATCTTTACACTTTGAGAGATTATCGATGACTTCTCGAAAGATAGACCCCTTACTTGTAAAGTTTTTCCAAATCAAGAAGTTACTCTCTTTTTTCGGGAGTGAATAGACATAGTCTTCGATGGTAAACTTTGGGTCCCACGCTCTCGTACGAAACCCATCAACAGTCTTAATTTCTTCACAACAGTGTCCCTTATATCGACGGTATCCAGCTCTATACGCCTCCTTCAGAGAAAGCATCAGACACTTCTGAAAAGGGGTCGAACTTTCAATATCTTCTTCATTCATCGCAGATGGGTCAGTGTATATACTTACTTGTGGGAGTGCTGTTGGTGAGTTTACACGTTCATACGAGATACGATGACGCCTTACATTCTCAAACCCATCCTCAATCTGAAGAATGACATAATTAATTCGCTTGATGGTCAGGTCGACTTCTTCATATCCCTTACCATTCGCTTGTACATGATTCGTAAGCTGGATAAGAAAGTTAATCATACGGTTTTTTATACCAAGGATGGCCATAATGTCGAATTGATCGGGCCTGGGAAATCCGTCATCGTCAAAATTATCAGGGTGAACAAATTGTCGGTACCCCAATTTGGCAGCCCTCTCTAAACATTTTGAATGAATTTCGGGGTTGAGGTACCATCTAAATTCGAAATCATCTACAATCTTCATAACCTGTTCCTCATTCATTGACTGGATGTTCTGTTTCTGCAACTCAGCGAGTGCTTCATAGATATTCGGATCCTTGTCAATGAAGTGAGTGACTTTCATTTACAATAACTAGTATTCTTTTCTCTAAATTAATTTTTAATTTGACTCAACATCTTTATCAAAATTTTATTTTGAGTCTGGAGCTGGTTCGCGATATTGACAAGGGCGGAGCATACAGTGTCACCTTCATCCGTTGCCAAAAGAGATGTCATCAATTCGGCAATATCCATACTATCATCATCATCATCTTCCATTTCTGAAATATCATCCTCGGAGATAATCTCACCTTCTTCAATTTCAATTTCTTCAATTTCTTCAGGCTGTGTCGACATTTAATCTACACTGAGAAAAACTGGGTTCGATAAATGCGCATTTACTCAAAATTATTTTCTCCGTATAGAGTACAAACACTCACAATGGCTGGCGGTCTCATGCAACTCGTAGCCTACGGCGCTCAAGACGTCTACCTTACCGGTAACCCCGAAGTTACCTTCTACCAGGCGAAATACAAGCGTCACACCAACTTCGCGATGGAGAACATCGAGCAGACCGTCAACGGTACTGCCGCTGACTCCGGTCGCGTCTCCGTGACTGTTGCCCGTAACGGTGACCTTGTCGGTGATATGTACCTCGAACTGAAGTCGCTCACCTCCAACACCTCCACCGTGCACGCCACCAATGACTGCAACTGGGTCGCCGAGCGTGCGATCAACAACGTTGAGCTTTCCATCGGTGGTCAGCGCATCGACAAGCACTACCAGAAATGGTGGCGTTTGTACTCGGAGCTTTACTTGGACGAAGCCAAGAAGGCTACCTGGGCTAAGATGACCACTGCTGCCTCCAGCACCGTCTACCTTCCCCTCATCTTCTTCTTCAACAGGAACCCCGGATTGTACTTGCCTCTGATCGCCCTTCAGTACCATGAAGTGCGCATCGACATCGACATCGCGTCCACCTTCTCCACCTACCTGGACAAGAACACTTTCAAGGTGTGGGCCAACTACGTCTACCTGGACACCGAAGAGCGACGCCGATTCGCCCAGAAGGGTCATGAATACCTGATCGAACAGGTGCAGCACACTGGTTCCGACACCGTCAAGTCCGCCAGCCCCGTGCAGGTCCGCCTCTCCTACAACCACCCCGTTAAGGAGCTTGTGTGGTGCTTCTCCAACACTGCCGCTCGTTCGGAACTGTGGAACTTCACCTCCTCGAACATGCCCGCTGATGTCGTTCTCGAGTCCAACGCTCTCGACGCTCTCGACTTGTCCAACTGCTTCGTGCCTATCTCCGCGGTCGGTACCCCCCTCTACGCCACCGGTACCTCTACCGTGGGATACACCGAGGAACTCGCGGGTCCCCTCTCCAAGTTCAAGCTTGTCCTTAACGGTCAGGATCGCTTCAAGGAGCAGGAAGGTAAGTACTTCAACCAGGTGCAGGCTTACAACCACCACTCCGGCAACCCCTGCCCCGGTGTGTACTCGTATTCTTTCGCGCTGAAGCCCGAAGAACATCAGCCCACCGGTACCTGCAACTTCTCGCGCATCGATAACGCGCAGGTTGCGGTCACGATGAAGGCGACTGATGCTGAGACCATGCACATGTTCGCGACCAACTACAACGTTCTCCGCATACAAAGTGGCATGGGCGGTTTGGCCTTCTCCAACTAATTTGTTGGTTTCGGTACATTAAATAAAAAATAAAAAATAAAAAATCATTTTTAAAATGCACTGTTAATGCTATTTAAAAACGACAACACTTAGTATTGTATATGTTAGCTACCCCAATCGTTATTTACGCCATTCGACGACGACGAACCTATCGACAACGGAAAAAACCTTGTATCAAGAACGCCGATGCACTCACATGTGCGGTACGTCACAGACGTTGTGAAGGGTGTCCATTTAAGGACTTCTTCAAACCTGATAACCCACTTAAATATACCCCTCCCGATATAGATAATGTTTAAGAAAGTATTAATTCCTTCGTCCTACTATAGTAGCGCCACCACCTACCCTATTCTTGATGAACCATGAATGTCCAACATCGGCGGGTTTGGGTTGACAACTAATTCCGTTGAATCCTAGTACTGACATAGTAGTGACTACACCATTATTGGAAGCAAAATACTGGTCCCATCTAGTAGTAGACGTTGCAACAACGTAAAATCCAGTACCAGGATTAGTGATAATAGGGGAAGTAGGGTCAGGACAACCCTCAAGACCAAAACCAATATCTATGATCTCGTCATCTGGGAATTCCAATGTGAAAAGTTTTTTAGACATTGACCCACTCTCTAAAGTTTCAAATTTATATGATACCTCAGCTGATATAGACATATAAGTATCTACTTCTGGTGTTTGATTAGTACGTTTTTTTTCATTCCAATATAATCCATTCTTTATATCATTGTATAATACATTAGGTGTACCTCTTGGTTCCGTCTTGGTACAATTACCACTATCATTCCATAGATTTTCTACATTATTACTACCACACTTAGCATTCGAAGTTTTAGAATTCGCATTGTTTGTGGGAGAATCAATGATTTTACATGTTAAAGCGTTATCGTTATTACCGCCATTGTGTTTGAACCCATTTTCTATGACAAATCCTTTACACTCTCCCTGATATATGTAGGCGTCACACGCCTCAGAACAGTTCTTCAATGCATATTCTCTATCATCACCATAATAAACCTCGGTTTGGTATTTATTGTACCAATACGGTGTACCACTAATTAACCCTTTATAGTTATAGTTTTCCAGGGGTCCCCGTGTAAAATTATACCTCGTGAGAAATTTGGCATCGGGATCTGATGGAGTACTAGATGTCGATATCAATGTTTTACCTTGATATTTTGATACGTAAAGTGGAGTACAATTTCTTATTTCGGTGGGGAATTGCGTATTTGTGATATTTGTTTCATTATTAAATTTTTTTATACAAACACCGTTATCAGTATCATTCACTAATGGTGATAAGTATACATCTTCTTCACCAAATATATTGATATCATCATATTTTATTATAACCCGCCTTTTAGTAATAGAAGTTATGAGTTCATTGTCACCACCAACGTCAACTAATGTAAGTTCTTGAATTTCATTTGCATCTATCACCCTTGAAAGTTGGTTGGCGTTTATTATACTTTCTCCTGTAGCCACTATGTTACCATCTCCAAGTGTATTCGAATCGAAAGACAACGTAAATGTGTGTGTACCTACTACATTTTCACCTTCTTTTGGTGTGAATTTAAATTCATAAATAGTATTCTTCGAAACGGGTGCATCTATATTCCGGATGTCACTGTAAGTACCATGTGTACGAGAACACTTAATCGACTTTATTAAATCTACACCCGATTCAATGGAAAATTTATAAGTAAATTCAACTTGTTTGGATATTTCAGCCAGTTCACCTGATGTATAATTCTCAGTTTTTCCAGAATTACCGGGCTTTTTAGACATGGACACACCAAGTATATTGAATTTAGGTTGTTCCTGAGATTTCATAGGTTTCGTATTTTGTGTATTGATTATCAATATCAATATCAATATTAATGTAATTATTACGAATGCAGATGTGATAATTATCCTATCGTTCATTATAATATATATACATAATAAATTCAATTAAATGGGATATAAAAGATAAGTGTGATGAGTAATCATGTATGAGGTTTACACTGATGGGAGTTGTTTGGGGAATCCTGGACGTGGTGGTTGGGGTGTGGTGGGTGATGATTTTAAACTCAGTGGTAAACAGTCTGATACCACCAATAATGCAATGGAGATGACCGCAGTTCTCAAAGCCCTCGAAGAATGTTTGAATAGGGACATCCAAGAAGTGTGTATATTCACGGATAGTCAATACGTGAAGAATGGTATTAGCGCATGGATTATAAATTGGAAAAAGAATAACTGGGTGACTTCCACGGGTACACCGGTGAAAAATAAAGAGTTATGGATTGCTATTGATGAAGTACGTAATAAACTGAAACTTGTTAATTGGAAATGGGTAAAAGCACATAACGGAGATCTAAAAAATGAAGAAGTTGATAAATTAGCCTATGAAGCTGCAGGTGGAACTGCTGCAAAGTTTTACGGTATCATTCGAGGACATATCCCAGGTATTTACACCACGTGGGGTGAGGCTAAAACACAAATTGACGAGTATCCAGGTGCGGTATACAAATCTTTCAAAACTCGCCCAGAAGCTGAGAAATATATGAATACACCCGTGAAAGAGTGTATTTATTTGAATGTTCCTTTTAGTGATAAAGATCACGTTAAATCATTTGGTGCAAAATGGGACCCCGTGAAAAAAAAATGGTGGGTACAAGAAATGAAACCAGAACTTGAAAATTATATATGTTAATAGTAAGTGCAATGGGTGAAGTGGATGTGCCCCATGAGCATTTTTGGTGTGAGAAACAGGAGAAGTTACTCATCAAGTGGGCTGAAAAAGCCGCTGGCTATCGATGGCTCCATAATCACGCTCGACTCTATTATAAACAACAACATGACTGCTTGTCCTACCCAAGTATAATCATTGCGAGTATCACAGGTGTAGGTGGTTTCGCAGTTCTTAATCCAAGTAATAATGACGATGTAGACTCAGACACGAAGATAAGGATCATGATTGTAATGTATTTTTTCGCATTCCTAAATGTGTTCGGTGGTATTCTCACATCCATCAGTAAGTTTGGTCAAAGTGCAAACTTAGAACTGGCGCATTCTGCGATGTGTAAACAATATTCAAAGTACTACCGAAATATAGATATGGAATTATCCCTAGATGTTACACATCGTGCAGATATTACAGGGTTGTTAAAGAAGTGTCGTACAGAGTATGATAGATTTTTAGATGAGGCTCCTGATATACCTTCAATTTCTATTAGGGCCTTCAATGAAGCATTTCCTAATAAAGAGAATAAACCAGATGTATGTAACGGTCTCAGCATAATTAATTGTGACATGGGTTCGGAGATTTCTAACCCCATCTCCAGGTGGTTATCAAGTGTTAAGAATATGAGAATATCGAGAAAGAGTCTTGATAATTCTGTTGAGGTATAGTATATAATGCAGAAACTCTCTATTATCCTCGCGACGACTCTCTTCTATGGTATCCTATATTCTATACTTAACGAAGTCGATCCCAAAGCTTTCGGTTTCAAGAATACTATAGATCCTTTCTATTTTTCATTCACCACCATGAGCACTGTGGGCTATGGTGACTACGGCCCCAAGACGAACATGGCTAAGATGATGGTCATATCTCAGCAATTTATCCTTTTATCGGAGATTTTGAGCTAAACAATAATAAAAATATCCCATTAGTATAAGATGTGGATTCTATTTATCCTCATATTGTTATTTGCATATTTATATATAACTGCAAATAACAACCTGAAATTCGTAAAATCCCGAGATGATACTCCGGGGTTTAAAGTACTTGATGTGTTCAATGAGAGTGAAGTCAATTATATTCTCGGTCTCGTAAAGTCGAAACAATACTTGGCTATCAAGAAGTTTATAAACAATCACCCAGGTATATTGAAAGAAATCTATTCGATATGTGGTGAAGAGTATACATTCGTGGATTATATATTTTCCATCGAGAAATCTAGTGTATCCACATGCCACCGCGATGAGAATGGTTTCGTATTCAATTCCAAGTTAAAATATCCCTCATATACGATCATCTTCTACCTAGAAGATATGAAAGCATGTCTAGATGTCATACCCAATTCACATGAAGATAAGAATAAAATATACCTCAGTAAATCCTTGGAGAGTGTTCCATGCAAACCTGGACAAGCTATCTTATTTAACGCTGATCTCATCCACTCGGGTTCTATAAATGAGAAAGATGATAACAAACGGATACAAATGAAAATCACACACAAAGATGATCTCGAAAATGTCGAACAGTTCGACAAGTACTATAGGGTTGGTGATGTCTCCAAGGATACATCGAAGCAAAGTACACTCTTCTTTCGACGTCTCTCTTGTGGGATACCGGGTCTCGCAGATCTCACAAAAAATGGGAACGGTATGCCCGAATTTATGGAGCATGCCTACAAAAAGTTTGTTTATGGCGATAAAGATAATTACAAACTCAAAGTTATAGAACCAGTGGAGTAAATTTTCTAAGGTATTGTAATGGATAGTTGTTATTATTATAGGGAATATAAACTCCCAAAAGGTAACCTGGATTCTACTGTGGATTGTACATACGTACTCATCATGCACGACTCTCCAAGGGAGGATCAGATCTATCAGCATATCATGAAAGCCGAACCAACTTCTAGAGTATTTTTTCAATACAATTTTGGTTACAAAAAGTGTAATAAGTCACTGCGCGAGAATAAACCAAATATTGATTTAGAGGATGCCTATAAAACTGCGTTCAAACATGCACTTGAAAGGGGTTGTAAAAGAATCCTTGTTTTAGAAGATGATTGTGAGTTTGATGAACGTATTAGGGATCCGGAAATTGTTGAAGATTTAAACACATTTTTCACAGAGAAAAATCCCGACATTTATAACTTGGGAACTACATTCGGGTTTCCACTTCCAACAGATGTGATTGTAGGTAAAACACATCAACTCTTAATGTACAATAGTGCTTCACATGCAGTTATATACAATGATAAATATATGAATTTTGCTATAGAAAATAATTTCCTGGGGGGACATTCCGATTTTGAGACAAATAGACATCTTTCCAAGTATACCTATAAGTTTCCATTAGCATACCAAAAAGTTGTAGAAACTGAAAATGCAAAAGAAGGTTGGGGTAGTGCTTATTTTTTATTGGATAATCTCATAGTCAAACCATCTGGTATTGATAAAATTGTTCAACCAGGATATGATAACATAAAGAAGGCCTATGATTACATTAGCGTTATTTGTTTTGTATTATCTACACTTCTCACGGTTTATTTAATTAAAATGAACATTCGTAAATCCAGTTAAAGATTTTACGACTTATTAAGATGTGGGAAAGGATCCCACCGTTATACAAGTTGGTTAGTAATATAATCAGATTGCACACTGTTCCAGTAACTCAGTTGGTTAGAGTGTGGTGCTTATAACGCCAAAGTCACGGGTTCGAGCCCCGTTTGGAACATCTTTTAGAGTGAATTTTCCTCACTGTAAAAGATATATGACCTCCCAGGTTGCGATTAAATTGGATGACACGACATCTGCGAGTGAATTAGACTCGTTCTTCACAGGGATATGGTCACAAGATAAACGTGTTCGAGTTGTTTTAGATGCTACGGAATGTAAAAAGATTTCATTGGGGCGTATTCTTTCTATGAAAGGTGTGTTAGAT